CCTGCCCTGCTGCTGCACCGGCCGCTGAAGGCTATCGATGACATTCACAGCCATACGCTCTTGCAGTGCGTTTCGCGACCCGAGGCGTGGCATGACTGGCTGGGTGCTCAGGCGATGACATCCAGAAACAGCTACAGAGGCCCGCAGTTCGACACCTTCGACCTGTGCATTCGCGCAGCGATCGCAGGGTTGGGTGTGGCCTTGGTACCCAGGTTCATGGTGACAGAAGAACTGCAGCGCGGCGCCTTGCTGATTCCCCTGCACTACTATGCACCCAGCCCGGATGCTCACTACGTGGCCTATGCGACCCAGAGCCACGATTCACCGAAGATCCGTAACTTCGTGGACTGGGTGTGCGAGCAGACGCCTTGAGCGGACCTGCGTCCGCGCCTCATGCACCTGCATAAGCGGGAGCTACCACTTGTCCGCCATGTAAAACATGCCGCCACCCAGCGCGATCAGGAACAGCCCGCCCAGCACGTCTGTCAGCAAGGCCTCGCCATGAATGTACGCTTCGATTTGAGTGGCAAGAAACAAGACGGCCAATACCAGAACCACGGCCGATACGCGGCGCTGAATCTTGAACCTGGATTTTTCGGGGCCGATCCACCACATGCGCATTTTCCTTGAGCGGGTTGAGTATTGAACCTTAGCTACATCACCAGCCGTTGACCAACGACCAGGTGTGAACGCTGCTGGCCAGTGTCTTGGCTCGGAAGGTAAACGCACTGCGCCAGCGTGGTATCACAAGGTCGTCATAAGGTAAGCCGCGAAGCCCTTGGCGACGCGCCAAGGCTTCAAGGCGGACAGGTGGTCGAACACTCGGCTGGAGTTGCCTGCCAGCCCTGCAAGCACAAGGTAAACAACCCACTTTCGCAGCGCCCTTGAGATTTTTCTTTTCATGACTCGAAACAAAGGGTGCGCCTCGGGAAAATCCTACCGCTTGAAGCGAAAAAGCCCAAGATCCAGTGCGCAGTTGATCCAAACCGCGCCAGCATTGACCAGCTCCCTTTATCTGCTGAGCACTGGAGAAAATCGCGGGCATTAAAAAAGCCCCGCAACCCAAAGGGCTGCGGGGCTTTCGAATGGTGGAGGCCGAGGTCGGAATCGAACCGGCGTAGACGGATTTGCAATCCGTCATCCATTACTTTCAATTTCAATAGCTTACGAGCTTTTGATTTCCGCAATGACGTGATTATACACGCTACGCAGCCCTTTGAAATCAAGGGGTGTGCAGCGAGTTGCGGAATCGATTTTCGGGCCATTTCGCCTGCCTTGCAGTACTGCAGCAGTAGCGCTGAATCGAACCTCGGAACTCGTTTTTGATGACCTGAGTTCACCGGTTCCAGACATGGGGACTGATCTACACCGCTAACATCACCATGCGCTATTCCATGGGGTTTAGCAGGTGGGAATGTATAGATTTTGCTGGGCCAAAGTCCTCTCACTCCCCACCGATACCCATGAGTTGGTTCGCGAATTGGTCCGATAGCTTTCATCCCACCATGATGCCCATTCGGTATAACATAGGTCATTCCCGGCGCATGCTCCGTCTGATTCAACGGCTGCTATCGACCCGAAGCAGCCCTTCTAGGAGAGCTACCATTAGCCAGAAGTAGACATTTGAAAATGCCTACATATTGGAGCAGACGCATTCAGCAATAGCGCATATTAAGCTTCGAGTATAGTCGCGACTCTCTTCGACTTTTTCTTGGGTGCACTCACCGGTGACAAGTTACCCTGCTTTTGATAGAGGCTGAATAGAAAAGCTACGCGCTCGGCATCGGAACTCCAGGTCTTCTTTCCACCTTGCACTGCATACACGGCATCTACAGCCCTATCGAGAGTGTGATGTGCTTTGATCAGCGCTGATGGCATGGCAAGCGGATCGTAAAGATCGGAGAGTGAAAGCTCAGAAAATGCGGTGCGAGCATCAAGCACGGCTTGCGTTGCTGTTTCGATAGCTAACCGCAGCTTCTCAGCACGTTTCACCTCAACATCCCTCAAATCAGACCAAGGGAAGTTGTTATACACGATGCTCGATGAGTATCGGTAGTCGCTTTTCATGCGCCCACATACTGATCGCACCCAGGCCATGTGCATTCCTGACATCAGGATTCCCATGTCGTAAAGCGTGGCGTTTGGAACCACATAGACTTGGTTCGAAGCAATTGTGTTCTGATCCAGCATAGCGATTGGAATGTAGTGCCTCCTCTCGGAAGAAACCGTGGGGAACGCTAGGTAGGCTCCAGTTGGCTGACGGATCTCTGCGAATAGGGCAGGTGTCGAAGCAAGTTTTTTGGTGTTTTCGCGGTCGCTTTTTTCGCGCCACTGTTTCACTTTTTCAACACGTTGACGGATGGCCGATAGCTTGCTGATATCCTTAGGGTCTGCATCCTTGAGCCACAGACAGTAACGTTTGATGTTTTTAATGAGCTCGTTACCACCGATAAAGGGGCGGATGTACTTACTGGCTCCGGGTGATTCTGTAAGAATATCTGACACAGCTTCCTCATCCAGCGTGTAGCATCCATCGTCGAGTGCGAAGCTGCCGTATGAGATCTTCGGCGCCCCACCGATATGCTCACGGCGGTTAGCCAGCAGGATGTCTGCACCATCAATCAGGTATGGGCTGATGTTAGTTGCGCGAATTGCATGAGGAGTTCCAGAAACATCCACATAGTCGTAGATTATTCGGGAAATCGGCTCACGCAATGCGAAACCGATGATTACGCAGTGAACAGCAGCAACTCCTTTGGCTTCATTGCTCCAGCGGAATGTGCGATGAGCAAAACGGATGTGAACCCCTTGGCTCAGCAACCATGACCAGAGAATACCAACCTGTTCGCCCTGAGTAATGGAGTTAGTCGAGACGAAAGCACACTCAGTCGATGGTGTCGCGTACTGGACCGCCTTTACATACCAGGCGGAAACGAAGTCGAGAACGCCGCTGCCCTTTATGTGGTTCATTACAGACTCAAAGTCCGCCTTTTGTTCCTTTGACTGCTCTTTCTTTCCGAGGAACGGTGGATTCCCAAAGAGATACTGGCAATTTGTTGCGGGAAGCACTGAGTTCCAATCAAGGCGAAGTGCATTGCCATGAACAATGTTGGCAGACTTGACGAGCGGGATGCGCACTAGTGCTTGACCGAAAACCTGTCCAACTAGGATGTTCATCTGGTGATCGATAAGCCACATGGCAACGCGAGCGATTTGCGCCGGCCATTCCTCGATTTCGATGCCATGGAATTGATCGACGTTTACCTTAACGTATTGATCGACCACATCCATGGACAGCTGTTGCATATCCTTGGCATAAAGCTTTTTGATGATCTCTAGTTCAAGCAAGCGGATTTCACGATAACTTATAACCAGGAAATTACCACAGCCGCAAGCCGGGTCGAAGAAATTGAGGCTGGCTAGTTTTTCGTGGAAAAATTTGAGTTTGGATGGTTGCGTTTTTACGCGTTCGAACTCGGCCTTAAGGTCATCCATAAACAATGGACCAATCACCTTTAGGATATTGCTCTCCGAGGTGTAATGCGCGCCAAGGTTCCGGCGCATTTTCTTGTCCATGATGCCTTGGAACAACGACCCGAAAATCGCCGGACTGATAGCGCCCCAATCTAGATCGCAACAGGCAAGCAGTTTGTCGCGCATTGCCCTATCAAAACTCGCTGGTGGAAGGGCTTCCTCGAACAATTTCCCGTTGATATAGGGAAAGGCTGCAATCTGTTCGTCGAGGTTTTTCAGCCGCTTCTCGGGCGACCGATTCAGATTGTAGAAGAGCTCGGCTAACTTGCCCGCTAGGTCGGAACCATCCTCGGAAGTTCGGCTGATGATGTAATCTTCGAAGGCCCCGCGAGGCATGAAGATGCCAGTGTCATCGGCAAACAGAGAGAACAGTAGCCGAACCAAGTAGACCTCAAGCTCATGAGTCTCGTAGCCGACCTCGGCCAAGGCATCATGTAATTCGGCGAGCCTTTGCGCTGCCTGGATATTTACCGGGTCTTGTTCCTTAAAATTGCGTGACTGATAGCCCGCAATGAAGCCGAAAGCATGGACGTTCCGATGTAGGTCCTCGAGAAGGAACTCGAGCTCTTCGTCCGTTTCGAGATTTATGAGTCTAATACGTGCAAAGTCAGACACTACGACATACTGCGGGTAGTCGGCAGGCTCCAGACCGGGGAAATAATCAATGGCTTGAGTGAAGGCCCTGTCCAGGTTCTTACCCTTAGACTTATGCTCAGCAATCATTACCTTCGGCCAGAACAAATCGATGAAGCCGGCCTTCCCCTTTGCCTTAGCGACAAGTTTTTCATAGACTGCGACCCGGCGTCGTGGCACGCCAAAGACGCGAAAGAACTCATCCCAAAAAGTTTTGGCTTCGGCATCCTCTGAGCTTTCGTTAGCCCATTCTTTAGAGAATGCAATCGCATTAGCCCGAATCTCATTCCACGACAGCGGCATTTTTCCTTCCTTGTACCATACAAAAATGTGGTCGATAGTCACACCCATTTCTGGAATGGTCAACGCCAGGAGGGTCAGCTTTTGGCCGTTATCCGATCTCGGCCAGCGGCAGCTATGGGTCGAAAGCAGCCTCTCGCGGGAAGCCGACCTCAAGTTGTCCAGCAGATCCTGGGCAAAAGCGTCGGTTTAGCTGAACGGTTTTCAAGACCGTGGTATAAGCGCCCGATTCATACGGCGCTCGCGGCGAAATCGATTCCAAAACAAGGACGAAACGGCACGGCTACAGGCCGCATACTGCAAGGGCCGCCGTTTCAGTTTTGGAACCGATTTACGCTGTAGAATCTCACTGCCAGCCTTGAACCTGCAGAGCCGAATGGGGCGTGAAATGACTGGGTACCTGTCCACCAATGACGCTGCGATAATCGCCGAAGCAGCCTTTGCACCCTTCCGTTGCGTAGCCAAGCGGCACGATTACGGCAACCGACTCAACTTCAGAGTTTTCGACCAGAACGATGAACCTATCCTGACGGTTGAGGACTTGGTGACGAGCCAGTTTTCCGACATGAACAGGCTCACAGATGTGCTCTCGTCGGCACGACAGAATTTGATCGAACGCGGTTATGCGCTTCTGCCCTGGGATCCGAGAAAACCAGCCTTCCAGTAATGCAGCAGTAGCGGAAGATCCCTGCCTCAAGCCGCACAATCTGCGGCGCCCAAGCCATGGCTGTCTAATACCCTCCCCCCATTTTCAGCGGGTTTCGCCAAGTAAAAGCGCGGCGCCTCACGGCAGTATTAGACAGCGTGGCCACCCTCCTCCGGCGTTCTGCCAAATCCCACCCCTACCCTGTTACCCGGTCGTGATCCCGGACGCTGAACCGGACAATACCCCACACCTCAAACGTATCGCCCTCCATGATGTACCGCGACGGGAACTTTGGGTTCTCCGACCGCAGGACCAGCACACCGTGCTCATGGCACATCCGCTTGCAGACCGGCTCGCCGTTCACCGCCGCGATCACGATGTCGCCGTGCTTGGCCTCGACGCTTCGATCAACGACCAGTAGGTCGCCGGAATACATTCCAATACCCTGCATGCTCTCGCCTTCGATCTTGACCAGGTAGGTCCAGGGCGCACGCACCTGCATCAGATCGTCCAGGCTGAGCTGGGGCATGTCGTCGATTTCGAAGTCAAGGGCGGTGTTCATTGGCGGAGCCTCCATACTGTATGAATGAACAGTATGGTAGTGACCTGCAATAGGTCCGGCAACTGCCGACAAGCGGGGTGCGCTAGTGCAGCGGGGGCAGTTTGTTGCCCATCAGCTTGGAGACGGTGCGAAGCTGGTAGTCAGAAACCGCCTGGGCCAAGGACTCGGAATGGAGTCGCAGGCGCTCTATCTCCCGGGGCGGCGCGCCATAGTCCCTGGCTTCCCAGTACCGTTTGAGAGCTTCCATTGATTGTGCAATCAATGGTTTGCCTGCCTCAACGGCAGCGGCAAATTCATCCTTATCCATAAGTCATTCCTGCTCTTGGGATTTCAAATTTTGGCATGAGCCACTTCAGGGCTTTGACGCCCAAGATGCACGCGCGCTAGTGGAGCCATGGTAGCTCTTCGCCGCGCGCCTTGGCTTCAACCCGAAGCTGGTAGTCGCAGACCACTTGGTAAAGCGACTCCGAAAGTAAGCGAAGCCGTTCTACGTCCTCGTCCGGTTGTCCAGCATCCTGAGCCGCGTGATAAGCGTGTATAGCCTCCAGGGCCTGCCTAATGAGGGGCTCTCCCGCCTCGATCAAGCCAATGAAAGTACGCTTCCCCATGATATGCCCCGATCACCTGATCAGGGCATTATAGGATGGATCGTATAGATCGCCCGCTATTCGGGCTTGGTCATAGGCCTTCGCCAGCTCTGCCGCTCGAGCATCAGCCAGTGTGAGTAGGTCGGAGAGCGCCACGGCGGCGCGGGGCACTAGCCGTCAAAGGTGCGTCTTTAGAGAAACCGTTAGAGATCAGTCAGAAAAGCTGCCCCAGCTCGGAAGGCTTCCAGTTCATGATGATCAGCTCACCAGTCATGTCGGCTTGCCCAATGCGCTGATTGGCTGTGGTGTAGCGAATGTCAGTCATTTCAATATGGAAGCCAGCGAAGACCCCACGTACGTCCGGATGGTCATTGATGCTGACCATCACCTTGCCCTTACAACTGCGCATGAACTCGGCCATGCGCTCATACTGCTCGAATGGAAAGTCCAAGCCATAGCCGGCGGTCTGCCAGTACGGAGGATCCATGTAGAAGAACGTGTGCGCCCGGTCGTACCGTTGCGCGCAGTCGAGCCAGGAGAGATTCTCCACGTAGGTGCCCGCAAGGCGCTGCCAGGCGGCTGAAAGGTTTTCCTCGATGCGCAGCAGATTGATGGCCGGCCCGGTAGTGGCCGTTCCGAAGGTTTGACTGCTCACCTTACCGCCGAAGGCATGTTGCTGCAGGTAGAAGAATCGGGCGGCGCGCTGAATGTCCGTGAGGGTTTCAGGCCTGGCCATCTTCTGCCACTCGAAAATCTGGCGAGAGGACAGCGCCCACTTGAACTGGCGCACGAACTCCTCCAGGTGGTTCTGCACCACCCGATAGAGGTTGACCAAGTCGCCGTTGAGGTCGTTTAGCACTTCAACTGGCGCAGGCTGCGGCCGCATGAAGTAAAGAGCAGCGCCGCCGGCGAACACTTCGACGTAGCACTCATGGGCGGGGAACAGCGGAATAAGGCGATCGGCCAGGCGGCGCTTGCCGCCCATCCAGGGAATGATTGGGTTGGTCAATTTGCAAACCTTTACTGTATGGATGAACAGGTGCTAGGCTCGCCGTGCTTTGTGCACAGAGCGGGAGCCTTGGCTGGGCTTGCAGGTATGGTCTGCGGGTCCGGCGGTCAGCAGGGATGTTGACGCATCCCCGGTGGCCGCTCTCTTTGCATGAAGCCTTCGAATTGGTAGGGTTTATCGCTCTCCAGTCGCTGACAGGGCGTCGTACTCCCGCTGGCACTGCTCTCCTGCTACTCGGGCTTGGTCATAAGCTTTCGCCAGTTCTCCCGCTCGAGCATCAGCCCGTGCGAGCAGGTCGGAGAGCACCATGGCGGCGCGGGTGGCTGCCTTGCCTCGGGTGACAGCGGCGATATCCGTGCCGGGGCAACTGACGGCGGCGGCGAAGTTGGCGCCGTCGTCGCGCAACCGCTGGCCAGAAGCATCGGCATCAATAGCGCCAGCATTCGCAATCGATCTTTCCTCATGACCATGGGCTCTCGCCTCCTCCTGCGCCTGGGCGCGTTGATGTTCCTGCTGACGGGCGCCGCGCTCGCCGATCACCTCCGCAAGACGGTCGCCGCTATCGCGGTTGGCCGACACTTGGCCAGCCTGCGCCTGCTCTACACTCCGGCCGTGCTCGTAGGCGCTCCAGTGGCTAGCCACCAAGACCACGGCAGCCGCCAAGCCAACCCAGGGGCTCATGCCAAGGCCCGCTTGATGCCCTCATCGATCAGCGTCGACGGATACGGGTTGGTGCCGTTCTCGTGCACGATGATGCCAATTACCAGCTCGCGCAGGATCTGCGGTCTGGAAATGTCGATCGATTCGCGCACGCCGACGCCCAGTCGCTTGGCGATGGCTTGCGCGTAGGCATTGGTGTCGTTCTCACTCGCCGGCGCCCAGCGGTTGATAAACTCCAGCGGGGTGTCGATACCAGGTCGGCCAACGCCGGGCATCCCATCCTTGCCCCGGTAATTGAGCAGCAGCTTGCCAAGGGCGCGGATGCCATTCTCTGGGTGGTCGAAGCGGGCGAAGCGCGGCTTGGCCACGCCTACCTCCAGGCCCAGCTGCCCCTGCCAGGCGTTGCGCGGGTTGTAATCGATGTTTCCTGGGTTGTTGTTGCGGACACCGCGGGGTGTGGTCATAGGTTTTCTCCAGGCGAAAAAGAGCCCGCACTGGGCGGGCTGTATTGGTGAAGCGTGGGGCTCAGGCCTCGGCGCTTTCGTCCGGTACCGGATCAGGCTTGGCTGGCTCGCTGCCAGTGATCACGACCTCGGCGGTGAACTCCTCAAGGAGCTCAGCAGTGACAAACCGGTGGCTGGGGAACTGGCGCAGGCCGGCTTGGATACGCTCCCTGGCCTGTTCCAGGGTGGTGAAGCGGGTCTTGTTGTCAGGGTCGTAATCGTTAGTCAGGTTGAGGGCTACGTAGGGCATGGTTTTCTCCAGGCAAAAAAATGCCCGCGCATGGCGGGCTTGAGGGTTGTTTGACTGTCAGGTTTTGGGGTACTGCTGCTTCACTCGTTGGATCGTGGAATAGAACGGCTCGGCCTTGGGCATTGTCCCTTGGTCCATCGCGTGCCAAAGCATGTCGAGCTGCTCCTCGATGGCTGGGTAATCCGTGGCCCGGGCTTTGGCATGGTCACTTTTGTGCTCGATTTTCAACGCTCAATACCTCGCTTTGGTAAGGCCACAGGTCGATCACGACCTCATACTCGCCAGGCAGGCTGAAACCCAACTCGATGTCGCTGCCGTCGGCGGTGTACTCCACGCCCTCAATGTTGAGCACGGCTTTGGCGGGCACGCCTTTGAGGGTCATGCCAACCAGCTGCAGTGCCATCTTGGGTCGAGGCACGATCTTGCCCGCACTGACGAACTGCTCGAGTTCGCTGGCCCGGGCGAACAGATAGGAAAATCCTGTTCGCTTCGCGTTGAGCTCCGCCTCGAGCCGGGACATGTAGCCCCGCATACGGATTTCTCCGCGCTCGTTGTAGAGCACTACCTCCCCGGCAGGGGGTGACTGGGTCATCTCATGATTCCTTGCACCATAAGGTTCTGATAAGAGAGCACCACGCCTACCGCCCCCAGGATCGAGAAATCGACCGTGTGCTGGCCTGCTCCCACGTACTGACCAGAGGCCAGGGTGATGGAGCTGTCCGACCAGTTCGCGACGGATTCAGCGATCATGTTTCCATCCAGGACCAGACGGTACTGATAGAACTGGGTGCCGTTCGATAGGAACGTTGCGCAGTAGTTGATGTAAACCATGCCTGGCTGAGGCATGTAGAACGTAATGGTCAGTGGTGTCTGCCAACTGCCGTTGCAGTTGAAACGAGGGGCATAGCCAGCGTAACGGGGGATGGTCACTGCCTCGTTACCGATCTTGAGCGTGTCCACCTGCAGGTTGCCGATCTTCGAGTTGGTGATGGCCGCGTCTTGGATCTGGGCGTTGGCGATCGCGCCGTTGGCGATCTTGGCGGTGCCAATACTCGCGTTCCGGATGTAAGCGTCGGAGATGAACGTCTGCCCGCCAACCACGGAGAATGGCGACGAAAGCCCTCCCCCGTTGGCGTTGAGCAGCACGAACTGGTCCGAATAGACCACGAAGGCCGATTGCACCACCCCATTTTGCTCGTTGATGCCGATGCCAAACCCGCCCCAATGGTGCACGCCCATTTGGTTGTTGATCTGCACACGCATGGTGTACTGAGCGTTGAGCATCCCTTTCATGTCGGACTGTGCTGTAGCGACCTGTTGAACAGCAGCATTGGCGTTACCCGCCGTTGCCTGGGCCGTGTCGACGCGCTTGGACAGAGCGCCATCTGCATCGGCCCGTGCTTGAAGCTCACTCTGGACAGCCGCCGCCGCTTCATTGGCTTTCGCCTGGGCGGTGTTGATTCGAGTGCTCAGGGCTGAGTCGGCACTGGCGCGAGCAGTCGTTTCATCCTGAATCGCTGAATTGGCGTTACCCACTGACGTGTACAGCCCGTCCGTGCGCTTGGCCTCCGACTCGATCTTGGCACCCTGTTGGGTGACCTTGGTATCCAGCGCCGATACCGCAAGCGCTTGGCCAGCAGCCTGGCGCGTTGATGTGCCAGGTGTGAAGGCAGAGGGCGCCGTCGATTCGCCGATCTTCTCCTCGACCATGAAACCGTCGAACCACGTAGACCCGGAGTTACCTGCTGACTGCGTGAAGAGCACCACACAAGCAGGCCCAGCCAGTGCGGCAGGAGCCGTGAACACACCGCTGTACCGCGCCAGCTCCAGACCCACGTTCACGTTGGCGAAGACCACCTCGCTTTCGCCGCCCGCGATGTTCTGAAAGCGCATACGGACCGCCACGTTATGGGCCGCGCTGCCTTTGGCCCAGAACGAGACGATGTACTGTCGCCCGGTTACCAAGCGCAGGTTGTAGTCGGTGGGGCTATTTGCCAGCCACGTCCAGCCCGACCCGGCGTTAGACTCCACCTTGAGCAGCCTGCCGCTGTACGCCGCAGCGTCTGCCACTGCACTGAACACCAAGCCGGATTGGCTTCGGAAGACCGGTAGCGAGTCAGTGAACGTGGAGTACTCCGCTGGCATCAGGTTTGACCCTGACCCGCCGATAGCCTCGACCTGGCTGCCGATCCGCGTAATGCTCGAATTGGCAGCGGTCAAGCCGCCCTCCGCCGCTGTCACGCGACCGGTCAAGGACTGGAGCGCGCTGGTGCTGGCTTTGGACGGCAAACCGCTGGAGGTGCTGTTGACAGCGTTCTCCAGGTTGGTCGTCCTGCTGCTGACGCTCGACAGAGTCGAGCCCTGTTGCGAGACCGTCGATGACAGCCCAGTCACGGCGGACGACAAGGCCGAGCTCTCGAAGCTGTTGACCTGGCCATTGTCCCGCCAGCCCGTTGCCCGAATACCCTCCTCGATTTGATAGCGGTCGGCCTCAATGAAGCCGCTGCTAGTCGAACCACCGCCGTACACCACGACCGCTGCGTAAATCTTGGTCGTAGCGGCTCCTGGCGTGAAGGTTACGGTCAGTCGTACCCAGCCGTCTGTTGCATCGGTGCGGGCCCCTGCCCAGCTCTCGGTACCGGCACCTGCCTCATTGGTCCCATAGGCCTGAGGCAAGATACGCAGACCCGGCGAACCGCGCATATAGACCGATGCCGTGTAGGTTTTGCCTGGCACTGGCTTGAACCGGAACTGCGACTTAACATAGCAGCGGGCCCAGGTAGACGGCGTCAGGCCGGTCACATCCAATCGCTGCGCCATGCCCGATGCCAGCGAGGACGGCACCAGACTCGGGACTCGAGTCGTACTGCCGGTGCCGTCATACCACCAGCCGTCTGCCATTCCTGGCGTGCCCGGGTCGACCCGCTCGAACGATGGGTTGAAGACCAGGTTTTCCGCGCCCACATCGCCGATGCTATTGTTCAGCTCGGTCAACTGGCCAGAAACGCTGGTCACCCCGCTCTCGGCCCGCTCCACTCGACCCGTCAGGGCTGAGTTAGCCAGCGCGTTCGCCTGAGCCTGGTCGAAGCTGTTGCCCATGCTGAACGTGGACGGCGATTTCTGCTCGTTGACCACTGCTTCGAACATGAACCGGTCGAAGTAGCTGATGCGGTTGGCCACCCCGGAGCGGTTGGCCTGAATGGCCAGCTGCATCTGCGTACCGGTGTAGGCCGGGTCTGTGAGGTCAATGACCCCTGAGTACCTGGCCCAGGAGGTCGTCAACGCGAAGGTAGGCGCGTTCGACGTCTTGAAAGATGTCCCGTCCGCGAGCAACACGCGGGCGTAGGCCCCCACCATATGGCCAGCCGTCTCCGTCCTGGCATAGAAGGACACCAAGTATTTCCCTGGCTTGAAGTCCATGTTGCAACCAGGCGCATTGAAACCGGTGTTCAAACCGAAGGTGTGAGAGTCGACGGCGCGACTATCAGCCCGCAATGCATAGCCTTTGAGGGCTTGCGGATCAGCCACTGTAGTGACGTTGACGCCACCGTTGGAGTACATGGGCGGCAAGTCTTTTGTGAACGCACAGTACTCAGCAGGGACCAGGTTGACGCCACTGGCGCCCAAGTTGTTCAGGCTTGCATTGATGCCTGTCAAGGCCTGACCGTTGGCGGTGATCGCAGCGCCCTGCTGTGATACGACGTTATTAAGAGACTGGACTGCAGATGATTCTGCTTTCCTGGCCAGGTCCTGATTGGTTGCATTCAGCGTATTGATGAGTACGGTGATGGCTCCGGATTGCGAGCTCAGTCCCTGCTCCGTTCGCTCAACCCGCGCACCAATGGCTGACGTGGCCGTGGCGCCTGCGTCGATCTGCGCCTGCTCGGTGGCGTCCTCAATGTCGAAATAATCGACAACGACCTGACCGCCCACGTCCGAGTAACCGGCGATGATCATGGGCGAGAACCAGGCCGTGCCTTCCTTGAGCCGCTTGGGATCTGCGAGCGTGCCAGCGCCAGCTGCTCCGCCCTCCGAGCCAGTTGTGTGGCCCTTCACATACACCTCGGCGGTAGCCCATTCACCTTGGCCGAGCTTTCTGTTGGCCAGCAGAACGTAATGAGACGAACCAACCGAGCCGGTGCCCAGCGTGCTGATGCGGGTCTTGCCGTCTTCCGCGTAGCAATCAAGACCAGCGTAGGTGCCGGGCGAGTCGGTACCCATGGCGACCTGTTGCACTCGAATGGTCAGCTTGTACAGGCGCGTCGGGTCGAAGCGGATCTTGCGGGTCGAAGCGCCCCACCAGGTCCTGTTGCCGGCGCCGCCGTCCAAGATCAGCGCCGCGCCACGCGTGATGCCGGTGGGCGTACCGAACGATGCCGAAGAACCGGCCCCCGAATTGGTTGACACCCATTGATCCTGAGCCATGTCCGAAAACACGCTCTGGTAGACCTTGGTCGGCGAGTTGTCCTGGCTGGCCAGCAGCTTGGTGTCTATCCGGGTCAGCGCCTGGCCCTGGGCGCTCTGGTTCTGCCCCTGGGTCTTTACCTCGTTGCTCAGGGCCTGGACCGTTGAGGCGTCGGCCTTTTTGCTCACGCTGTCCGTCAGCGATGTCAGGGCCTGGCTCTGCGAGGTCAGCTGCTGATCCTGAGTGGCGTCCTTTTGCTCAGTGGCGGTCACACGGCTGGTGACCTGCTGCAAGGCCTGCGAGCTGGCCTTGCCGTCGATGCTGGTCTGCATGCCGTCCATGCGGGTGGCTTGCGACGACAGTTTGCCCTCGGCATCGCTGACGCGGGTGGTCAGGCTGCTGACTACAGAAGCGTCGGCCTTGGTCTGCGCCAGGGCCAGAGCACCAGCGGCAGCAGCGGCTGCATCGGTGGCCACCTTGTCCGTCACCGCAACCCAAGCCGAGCCGGTCCAGCGCTTCGGGGTGTTGGCATTGCCGGTGGTGTCGATCCACAAGTTCTGCGCCAGACGATCAGCGACAGCAGGCGCTGCCGACTGAACGATGACCTTGCCCTTCCCGCCCGCGAGCGTGGCCGCATCCTGAGCAGCCTGCTGAGCAGCCGAGACGTTGCCGTTGGTGGTGGTCAAACTCGATTGCAGCCCGCCGATCTGCGATGCCTGGGCAGTAACCTTGCCATCGATCGTCGACACATCGGTCTCGACCTTCGACACCCGCGCGGCCATGCCATTGGCAGTCACCACCGCCTGGCCAACATCGGTCCAGTAAGTGGCGTTCGGCGGCGGCGTGTTCAGCGGTACCGCTTTCAGGGCCTGGTATAGCTTGCCATCACTGCCCAGGGCGCTCTGGCCGACGCTGTAGGCCTTGTCCTTGCGGTATGGCAGGGAGCCGGCCAGGGCAGAGACATTGGCGATCTGCTGCTGCAGCTCGGTCTTGGCAGCTGAAACGTCCGCGCTCACGGCAGTGATTTGCTGCTCGAGGTTGCCTTTTACGGTGTTGAGGGCGTTGTTCACTTCGCTGATCTGCTTGGCCAGCTCGGTCTTGGCGGTTCCAACGCGCTCGTTCACCGACCCCGGGCCGTTGCCGTCAATGAGCGCGATCTTTTCGATCTTGCTGGTGAGCTCCTTGCCGAGCTCGCTTTCGCCGATCTGCTTGGCAATCTGCTCGAGGATAGGACCGGCGTCGGCGCTGGCCTGCCCCTTGATCCCTGGCGCATCGACCGGAAACCAAGGGCCGACGTTGCCAGAACGGTCGACCAGGCGCGCCCAGAAGTAGAATGTCTGGCCAGCGCGCAAGCCCTGCAGGGTGTGGTCTGCCTGCGGGTAGGCCAGATCCGTCAGTTTCGTGGCTGCGGCCAGGTCTGAGCCCGGCCCGTACCACAGTTCTGCACGCTGCGTGTCGCTGGCACCCGCCGGGTAACCGATGGTGACCTTGATCCCGAAGATCAAGCTTTCAGCGCGCAGGAAGGTCACCGCCGGCGGTGGCGTTGTTTTACCGGCAACTTCCGTCAGGGCTGAGGTGGTCGGGATAGAGGCCACGTCCATAGCGCTGATGGCGCGCACACGGGCCAAGTACTGACCCGCGTAGACCCCACGAACATCAGCGGTGAGTTGACCCGTTCTCGGCATCCTCACCCAGTCACGCGAACCCCAGCGCCATTCCACGTCGTAGGCCACCGCACCTGGTGCCGCATCCCAAGAGATGGTCATGGTGGTGACCGCAATGCCCTGGTCCACAGCGGAGTGGCTGCCGATCAGCACGCGCGCGGGTGCATCTTGTACGCCCGGAGGAAGCACGCTGATGGGCCGATCATCGATGATGGTACCGAATTCGATGGCGTCGAATTTGCCCGGCTCATACTGGATGCACTCCAGCTGGAACTGGTGCCACTCAGGCCGGGTGATGTTGCGGACGTAAAACTGCATGACCTTGAGGTCATCGAAGTCCAGCACCCAGGCACACTCAGGCTGCGGCGCCTCGCTGAATTCGGCTACCACGGTAATCTGCCGACCCGCCACGGACCGAATGACCCGGGCCTCTGCCTTTCCGCTCGGGAGGTTGACCAGCAGGCGTGCACCCGTTGGCACCTCTACGTCACGGTCCACGGTCACAACGCGGCCATTCACGGCCGCGATGCGCCCACCGTTCGCACGGCCAGCCAACATAGGATCAGACAGAGTGATGACTTTGCCTGGCTTGGGAATGTATCCATCGAGGCCGACGCGGAAGGTTGCACCCCTGAGTTGCAGCTGCTCGGTCATCAGAGCCCACTGGCCAGCGCGCTGGGCCTGACCACGCGAGGTGCACCCCACCGCCTCTACGGAGATCTCGCGGACCCCATACTCAGCGATCGCGTCCTCGTCGAAAACGGGCTCTTTGTCGGTGTCATACCCCCGCGCCGGGTCATCGAACGACACCATGGCCTGGCTATGCCGCTCGCGCAGCTTGCTGCCGGTGTACTTGACTGCGCCATCGTCGAGGATCTGTGACAGGGTGTAGTTGTAGACCGGGTCCTGCGGCAGGTCTGCGTTCACGGTGATCTGGCTACCGTCCCAGAAGGCCAGACCATGGAAGATGGCTGCCAGATCCTGGATCACCGCCCAGGCCTCGGCCTGCTTCTGCAGGTACAGGTTACAGGTGAAGCGCGGTTCTTGGCCGCCCATGCCGTCTGGCACCAATTGGTCGCAATACTGCCCGATGCGATACAGCGACCAGCGATTGATCATGCTTGCATCAATGCGATCTCCCAGGCCGTAATAAGGGTGCAGCACCAGGTCATAGAAGACCCAGGCCGGGTTGTTGGTATAGGCCTCTTTGAAGGTGCCATCCCAGACCCCGTTAGTTGTGCCGACACCGCTGGTGGCGTAGGTCCGCGTCTCTGCGTTGTAGTTCGCAGGTACGCGCACGATGCGCCCGCGCATCAATACGGCAATCTTGGCGATATCGCCACCGAACTGCTCTGCGTCGTACTCCACGCAGCTGACAGCGGTCAGCGGGTATTCCTGGTCGCTGTCGACCACTTCGGCCAGCGCCTCCACGTACATGCCGTCCTGGACCAGAGAGCTGTTGGCCTCGGGCGTGATACGGCGGGCACGAATGGTCCAGCGCGAACCGGCGGGAAGCTCGATGCGGTGCGATCGTTCGTACTTGGTGACGTTCTTGCGATTGACCTCGGACGCCAGCACTTGCTGGAACGGGCCATTGTCGGTCGATACATCGACCGCATACTCAATGCGGACACCATCAATGTTGCCGGTCTGGTCCTGGCGCTGCAGTTGTGGCCAGGAAAAACGCAAACGCACGGCATCCAGCATGGGGTTGCTGATGGTGTGCACGTAGGGCGCGGTGGTCAGCAGCAACTGGCCAACAGCAATCTCGTTGCTCGACTCGGTGATGCCGGTCATCCGCTCCTGGTTTAATTCACCTGAGCGAAACTGCCATTTGACGCCCGGGTAGTTCATGGTGCCGTCGTCGGCCATGACTTGGGTGCCATCGAGCTTGACGGAGCGCAGTCCATTGACCGGCCCCACAATCGGGCCCCAGCTCCACAGGTACAGCAGGCGGGCAACGGCGATGGACGGAACGCTGTTGGAAGCGATGCTGGGCTGCTTCTGCTTCTTCTCCCCGCCCTTGCTGCCCACAACCTGGCGCTTACGCGCTGCGCGGGACTGCTGCGGCGCGCGCTTCGATACTTGGACCATTCCAGTCTCCACAAACGAAAAAACCCGCCGAAGCGGGTCATGTGTTGCCAATATTCACAGCCGGTCTTGCGGGTAGACCCCCCCCGACTCTACGGCTCCGCCGATCTCGCGCTCGCCGTACAGCACCGGATAGGGATTGCCCTGGGCAATCGTCGTGACCGCACCGCCAAACCCGTAGCTGGGGTTATTGCCGTCCTCGTTGCGATCCAGGCTGCCAGTTGTCGGTGTAGGCGACAGCATCTGCACCACACCAGTTGCAGCCATCGCGGCACCGCCGGCGATCATCGCCACGCCATAGGCGGAGGTGGTACCGAAGGTGAAGTAGCCAGCCACAATGAGCACGACGCCGATGATGGTGGTGAACAGCCCGGCCTGCTTGCTGCCCTGAATGATCGGAGCGATTCGGATGTCTCCCGCGTCGTCGCCCACCATGTCCAAGTCATCGGCTGACAGGTTGCGGGTGCCGGAAAACACGGTGAATACCAGGCCTCGCTCCTCGCCCGTGATCAGAAACTTTTCGAAGCCGGGCACCATGTTGCACAGCGCCTGAATGGCGTCGCGTGTGCTGTTCACATCCAGGTCGTACTCGCGTCCAAAGTGCTTGCGCAGCACCCCATACAGTTTCACTTTGCGCTTCATGGTTGAAAGTCCTTGTGCCGCAGGATCAGCCGGCAGCGGTTGGCCATTGACCAGCCGTAGACTTCCCGAGTGGAGGACCTGCCGGCCATGTGGTGGTAGATGAAGGGCCCACTGCCGCCCAGGCGCGCGGCCGGCTCGCTGGTCAGCTCAGGCTGGCTGCTGAGGTAAATAGCCGCATGATTAGGGTGAAAGCAGGGCCGCCCAGGCGATGGCACCATAAACACCAGCATGTCGCCGCGCTGGGGCTCGTCCACTTGGTAGAAGCCGGTTGCAGCAAAGTTGGCCTCATACAGGCTTGGGCCGTCTTCCTGCTCCCACCAGAGGTCATCGCGCTCGAAATTGGGCAACACCAAGCCGGCCTCGCGGGCGTACCAGTCGCGACAGGCGGCCCAGCAATCCAGCAGGCCATGGGCGAACTCGCGACCCAGCAGCGGTGCCTGGTAGCCTGACGGCTTGAACCACTGCATGTCGCCACCTGGCCAGCCGACGATCCCCCAGGGCACCTCATGCAGTTCACAGCTCACCCGGTCTGCCATGCTGGGCGTAGGCGCAGCATCAGGATGGCTGTGCACGATCGCCAGCAGCTCGCCCTGATCCTCGGCGTCTGCCAAGTCCTCATGGTGAAGGCGGAAGTTCTCCCGCGGCGTTTTCGCCAGGTTGCGGCACGGCACATAGGCCCGGCCCTGATCGGTCTTGATAAGCACCCCGCACGCTTCGGCCGGGTACGCGCGTTCTGCATGCTCGCGGATCGCGGCCTGCAGTGACTGGTTGATACGCATCGATCACCTCGAACTGACGATCAGGCTTGCGCCCATGGAGCCGCCGAAGCGGCGTGTGTTGCCGCGAAGCTTGCAGCTCTTCCAGCGCCCCGGGCAGCGGTCGAGCGCCGGGTTATCGGTAGGTTCGTCCTGCTTGGTGTACATGGCGGCGCCGGTGTAGGCGCAGGCCTCACCCCGGTACTGCCCACGGCAGGCCCAGCGGCACAGCTTGGTGATCTGCTGGGCCGGCAGCATGACGCCGCCCATGTCCAAAGGACTGGATAACTGGAATGTCACCTGCTGGCGGTCTTCGTCGGTCTTCTGCTCGATGTACCAGAGGTTTTCTCGGGCCTGGTTGGACGCATCGGGGTTTCCGTCCGGGAAGTTCGCAGCATCCAGGAAGTGGCGAAAGGTCTCGATGACCCTGACCTTGGAGCCCACCAGGTCCTTAAGCGCTAGGCAGAGCGCTGTGACCGCGCCACGCACGCCAGCTATCTCGTTAGACATCTGCAGGGTCGGGGTGGCAGGCCGGCCATCGCCGCGAATGTCGAAGCCTCTGGCCTCGATCTGCATGGCCGAATAGAGCTGACCCTGCCAGATAATTTCACCCTCTTGGGCATGGCCATGGAAGCGCATGATGTTCCCCCCCAGCCGGGTGGCGTCCACCTCGTAGAGCCGGATCTGGTTTCCCGGCTCAAGCTTCTGGATATCGGATTCGAAAGTCATATAAATTCATAAATAGTAAAAACCCCGCAAATGCAGGGTCGGAGGTAATTAGGGCTTATAAATATTTACGAAAGGCCTTATGCGACGAATAGTCAGCCGGAAACACACACTGAAATCAAACCGATATCAAGTTACACTCATTCCTTACTTGCGCTCTTAGCCGAGACGACGAAAGCATCATACCATTGCGTCGTACGGAAGATGGTGAATGTTGCCGCCAGCATTGAAAATACTGCATAAACAAACAAAGTAAATCCAATACACCAAACGAAAGGCCGAACAATATCAATTAGCTGATAGTACCAAGAAGGCAATCCGGCTATATAAAAAAAGGTTGACTTGGCAAGTAGCGCCGCCACCAAGGCTAGCACTTGAACCACTACAAAATGAACGAATGAAGCAATCAGCTGTAAAAAAGGCGAGGTGCCTTTTCCGTTTCCTCCGGCGATAACCGAGCTAAATTTCGAATCCATTCCTAAAAAGACGGCTAGGCCAGCCAATGTAAAGCCGAGCATCGTAGGCACAGCCGAGATCACAACATCCCACCAGCTAGGCTTTGACCACAAAAAATAGCATATTGCTGAAACAACTACAGCCATGCATAAATACAGCGACGTAAAAACTGCTTTCCATCCGCCATAGATGCGCCAGTAGGCTGCCCATAGGTTCCATGTACCTTTATAGGATGAGCGTAAGTCTTTGAGCATTTCATAGCCCTCTTCGAATGTGCAAAGCTGCTTGAAGCAACGCGCTATCCTCAGTCTGATTATTAGGATTGAAAGAGACCGGCTCATAGAGTGGCGAATTCTCTGTAGAAAGACTCACCACATCATTCTGAGCATTTCGCCCTTTTACAGCAACCTTGCCATTTGACGCTGCGACAGATGCCAGAGCTTTGAGTCGATCATCAGGTTTTAGGCCTTCTGAGTCATCCTCAACATAAATCACGACTTCTTTTTTTGCATGTATATTGTTCAGACGCTCTTGGATCTCTAGATCTAATCCAGCGTGATCATCAGGATTGGGCTTGTATATCTCTAATTCGATTTTCGACAAGCGTGGCAATTTGAAAAGCTCATCTGTTGAACCCTTTTTAGGCTCCACAGTGACAGTCAGCCTCCCAAATTCGGCCATGAGCTCGGACTCGGCGGCACCTTCTAAAAACTTCTTCAGAAGGCTGGGAGCAAGCGTGTCACCTCCGGTCTTTGCTACAAAAAAAAGCCGGTGCTTGTAAGGAAAAAACACGTAAGGATATTTTTTGAAGTGAGGCTTCAGATTCTCTGGGATAACCACTGTGCCAACATCTTTCTTAGATGCAGCAGACATGCTCTCGACATTGAACCAATCAGCATTAGCATCCAAATTGAGATACTTATATATTTCACCATAATAGTGAGACCCATCCTCACTCTTAATGCATGATCCGATCATCAGCGCATCATCGCCGCGCACTTTCACAGCTAGTCTATGATTTTTAAGAGCAGTCAAGAACTTGACATACAGGGCTTTACTATGAGGATGTAGGACTACATTCAGGCAACCAACGTAAATTTTGCGATCCCGCCCCGGACCATCCTCAATTCCCTTCGGCCTAGCAACACGCTTCATTTCCCGTCTCTTCCTTAAGATTCTGCCACAAAGGATATCAGGATCGCAGAAATGGTGGCGAAATGCACCTACACACAGAACTGTGCCGCTAAGTTATTGATAAGGTAGAAATTCTTGTCCTAGATCGCCTTCTCTCTCAGGGGGAATAAGCAGGCCGCGAAAAAAATAGCGCGATCAAGGTACAAAGGTTTGCTTCATCGTGAAGCTGATTTCGAACAGCCCGGCTCCCTTCGGGTCGAGCTTGTAACCGTTGGCCTTGTATCGGCCCTGAATGCCGCCTGGCGGCGTCCAAAAGAAGGATTTGTAACCCTCATGGCGGTCGAGGAAGTCACGCATGAGGCGTAGCTCTTGCCCAGGGTCGAGGCTGCCCACGGCCTTGTGCGACCATTCCTCAGACTTCCCATTGATACCCGTGCCTCCGGACTGAGTGAGGCCGTCACCGAAATTGTTCTCCCACACCCTCTGTTTGATTTCGCCACTTGCACCCACCCGAGTGCAGAAGCTGAACGTTTCTGCCATCACTTCCTCCAGAGAATTCCGCCCTGCTGAGTGGCCTTGTAGATCACCTGTTCCATCTGCTCCTCCAGCCCTCTGGCCATCATTTCACCCTGACGACGCGCGGCATCGTCGCTCATGCCTGGTTGGGCCTGGACTGTGACCGGCGCATGGATGGTGATGCCGCCGCCTCCGCCGGGGCCCGCGCCAGCTTCATTCGCATTGCGCAGGTACTGGGTCAGGTCGCGGTTCTGGTTCGGGTTCAGCACCCGCTCGCCGCCATCGAGCAGCCAGGTGCCCTCTCGCGGAATGTTGTCGAGGCCGTTGTGAGCCATACCCATGAGGGATGTGGATGCCACACCGGCCACCATCGGTGCCGTGGCCATGGCTGCAGCCATCGCTGCACCAGGCGCCAGGGCCGGGCCGACGACAGGGATCGCGGCAGTGGATGCATAGGCAGCAAGCTGCGCTTGGAACGAGGTCGCCTGCGCATTTGCCACCATGCCCATGGCCGCGACCGACTGCGTGCTCTTGCCGACCAGTAATTGGACGGCCTGATATACCAGCCACTGCGCCGCCATGTCGGCCAGCGTATCGATCAAGGATTTGCCGAAGCCGCTGACCATATCCACCAGCGCATCACCGGCGTCCTTGGACCCCGTGGCCACATCAGACAGGAAACCACCCAACTCGCTGCGAGCACTTCCCAGCATGGTCGTCGTCGCATCAGCTGCGATGGCCGAGTAGTTGGTCGCAGCGTCGACATAGTTGGCCCAGGCATCCTGTAAGCCGGTGAGCCAGTCCTGCTGCAGCTCGTCCTGCTGGTTGTAATAGTCCTGCTGGATGACCAGACGTTCGGCCAGCGCCTCCTCGAGCAGCGCGGTTTCCTTGCTGTATCGTTCTTCGGCGTCTGGGTCGCCGAGCAGATCCGCTTCCTTGTACTGCCGATACAGCTCGTCGCGCTGCTTGACGAAGTCCTGCTCGATGGCGAGGTTGTCGCGCATCCGCTCGCGCAGCTTATCGCCCTGGCCAGCGCCAGCGATCTCCAGCTGGAAGCCCTGCCGAACTACGGTGTTGCTGTCCTTGAGGTTGGCCGCGTAGGTGGCCAGCTTCAGGTCTTCGCGGTTCTGGCGCTGCAGCTTGGCCTTGGCGTCGAGCTCTTCGGCCAGCCCCTGAAGCACCTTGCGCCGCTCGCTGGACACGCCCTTTAGCTTGCCGGTCTCCAACTCGAAAGCGAGCTTAGCGACCTCGGTGGCCTTGCCCTGCTTGCCGCTGGTTTCGTCGATGAGCGCGATCTGGCGGCGGTAGTTTTCCTCGGCATCTTCGCCGCGCTTTCGGATGGCTTCGGCAGCAGACTTGGCACGGGAGGCCGCGCTTTCGTCGGCCTTCTTGCTTGCCTCCGCCGCCTTGATGGCGGCATCCGCGCGGCGCTGGCCAGCGACCAGAAGTTCGCCCTCGCCTTCTTTCAAGCCGTCGACCAGTCCCGCTTTGATCCTGGCCTCGAGCTTGTCAGCTTCGGTGCGCTTACCAGCCAACAAGATCTGTTCCTCGATCTTCCTGGCCATCTCCTTGTAGGTTTTAGATTCGCTGACATCAGGTACGCCGGCGGCGATCCGGCCCAGCTCCTGCAGCTTTCCGGACAGCACGTCGACGCGACTTGAAGTCGTATCCAGCTTGGCTTGGGCATCAACGAGAGCCTCGTTCAGCTCACGCTGCTTAGACGCATCCGGTTGATCTGCGAGTTTCCGATGGTAAAGGTCGATAGCCTCTCGAAGATCAATTGCGACCAGCTGGGTCTCCGCCAACTCCTGGGAATAGGCCTTGATCTCGACCTTCGCCTGAGCAACCGTCAACCCCTCGAACGATTTGTTGAGAACGTCGACGCTTTTGTTGAGGTCGTCCACGCTGACTCTGGCATCATCGCTTCGCGTCATGAAGTAAGCGAGAGCGCCGGCCGCAGTGATGGCGATGCCGACTGGGCCACCTAACAGGGCAACCGCCGCCGCAGCGCCCCGCGCGGCAAGGCCCATGGCGACCATTCCCGCCGTAGCTGTCGCTGAAGCGCCAGTAAGACGGGCCGCAGCGACAGCAGCGCCTGCTGCCTGCGCCTGGAGCAGTACGAAGCTTGCGGATGCAGCCACAGCCGACGAGACCAGCCGTACGGTAATTACCCCCGCCAGGACAGTTACAGCTTTGCCCAGCGCATCGACAACTACTTTGGTGGTAGGAGACGCCAGAACCTCATTGAGCGCCTCCACCGCTTCCCGCGCACCCTCGAGACTCCCCTCGCCCGTCAGCAGTCCCGAGATCGTATTTTGAAGCGCGTCCAGAGAGCCGCCAAAGGTATCCCTCGCTGCAGCAGCTGCGCCACCATAGCTCTCCTCGAGCGCCTGCAAAATGATCCCTTGAGCACCTGCAACGTTTCCAGTCGATTCCATGGCTAGCGCCATTTTCTTCTGGTCTTCAGTGAACCGGAACCCTTGCTTGCTGAGCGCCGTGAGCCCTTGTGAGGGAACGTCAAGCGCACGCCCAATCGTCTCAGCTGCCGCGACGACCGTGGTACCAGTCCGTGCTGCCATGTCGGCAGCTGAACGTAGGGCTCGAGGAAACTGGTCGCCAACGATGCCGGTGAACGCCAGCAGTGCGGTTTGTGCTTGGTTGACGTCCCCGCCAGAAAAAGTGGTCGCAGACTCCAGCGCTGCCGCCATGTCATTCAACTGATCACGGCTGTACCCCGCTGACTCACCCGTGGACCGTAAGACTGCGCTTAGCTGCGCCTGCTCCTGTTCAGCGTTGCGGGTTTCAGTCACGAAGCGCCCGAAGATGCTCGCTACGGAAAATGCACCAACGACGCCAGCAGCGGCACCCGCCAGCTCGCCCCAGGCAGCTGAGGCCTGGCGTGCGGCATTGACCATTTCCTTCGAAGATCTCTGTGCTGACTTCCCCGCCTCATCGAGTGGCCCCGTAAACCCACCGATCTTGGCAATCAGATCCAGCGTCAGAGTGCCAAGTGATCCAGCCATGTTTCCTCCAGGCAAAAAAAAGCCCGCTCAATGCGGGCTCGTTGGGTTTGGATCGGCTTCAGCTGCAAACCGGTTCCACAGCGGACTGACAATAACGGCACTTAACAGCTTCTTTGCGGATGGCCTCTGCACAGTATGGGCACTTCCGGTGCTCGGACGACTCCCCGAGAGCCACGGCAGCCGCCTTGCTGTCATCCTCGATCATCCTGGACGGGCGCCCCATGACGACCACTGCGAAAATGCCTAACAGAGGGAAGGCTACGCCGATGAGGAACCAAGCAACTGGATTGCGTGATTTACCGGCGGCTAAGTAGGCACAGATCGCCCCGCACCAAAACCAGAAAAAGACGACCACCTGCCAATTATCTAAAAGCTGTTCCATGGCAGCTCTCCCTTGGAAAAACACGGACTTTAGCAGGTGCAATTCTCAGTCCCAACTTTCCATTGCCTCCTCGAGCGTTTGCACTCGTGGATCCATATGCGGTGCGAAGTCCTGCTGATACAGAGTGGGTGATCCCTTAGCCGTCCTGCCGTTGAAGTAGTTGGCCTGGAACTGCGCCAGGGCGATCTCAAAGCGCATGCCAGGGTGAAGCGACCCGCGTAGGCGCCGGTACTTCACCCACGTAAGGAACTCGGGATAGGTCATGTTTTCCTGCGCCTCGGCAATGGTGCGGCCGCCTATCCCGTTCAGCACCAGCTCGCACCACAGCTCATCGAGCGGCTCTAGCGCTTCTTCTTTCCCTGCCCTGCACCGTTCTGCACTTCGCCGATGGCGATCAGCAGCAGGTTGGTCAGGTCAGGATCGAGCGCGCCCTTCTCCGGATCGGCCTCGCCCGTGATGTCGCTCACAGTGAACACCGCTTTGCCATCGGCATCACAGATGCTCGATGCGATCCGGCACGCCAGCGGATCAGCGCCGCGATGCGCAGCGATGTCGCCAACGGCCGTTTGGTAGGAGAGCGGACGCACGTAGCAAGTGAACTTCTTGCCGTTCCACTCAAGCTCTTTAGCGACAGGACGGGCCGTGAAGGCGTTGGATTTCTTGAGGTTAGAAATGCTGAGTTCCATCACGCGCCTGCCTTCTTACGGATCCACGCCGACCCGCCCGAACGCTGGATGGTGGCAGCGGTGCTGACCACGGAGTTCGCTGCAAAATCGAACGGGAAGTCCGACACGTAGCCCTGAAAAACATACCAGGTACGGCTATCAGGCAACTCGAAGTCATCGCCAGCGGTGTTCACAGCGGGAGCTGCAGTGCCATCGGACCAACCAACAGCCCACTTCATTGTGGTATCGCCGTTCATTTCAGCCAACTGATGCAGGCGGATGTGGCTTGCATTGCTGGGGTCGGCGTTGATGGTCAGCGAAGCTTGACCTGGCGTGCGCAAACCAGGCTTGTAGCTGCGTTCGCTGTCTTCCAGGCAGGTGTCCTCGATCTGCTCTTTAGGCGAGCCGCCGGGGTTGAAGGCCGTGGCGCACTCGATCTGCATCACAACGTGCGGGCCGGTACCGGAAGCTGGCGGTACCAGGGCATAAACCTTGGTGCCTTGGGTCAAAACGGACATGGTCGTCTCCTTCAAGCAAAGAAAAGCCCGCACTTGGCGGGCTGGCTGGGTCAACGGGGGACTATCCAGTCCACGTCGAAGCTGACTCGGTAGTTCTTGGTGGTAGGATCGCGCCCCTCCCCGCCCCATCGGGTGATGTTAGAGCGCAGTTCAATAGCATCCCGGATCGCGTCACGGACCTGCCGGGCTGAGGTGGATGTGGTTCCGTACACGTCGACCTGCAGGCTTGTGCTGTCGACATCAGGCCGTCCGGCCAGGTAGTTGTCCGGGCTGCCGCCGATCACCTGCCATACCGCGTAGGGCTTAGCGACGCCTTGGGGAGCCTCGCCGAATGAATAAAGGCGTAGATCGGCACCGCTGCCGAGTAACGCTGTAACGGCCGCGCTGGCAGCGCAGGCCTGGAAGATTGGCGGCGTCATGAGCTCTGTGTCCTTCTGGCAGCACGCCGAATAGCGCGGTCGATCGACTTCTCGTACTCGGTGAGAAACGTATTGGTGGCCTCGCTGATGTTGTCAGCCAGCGCGGGCCGCATGAACGGGGCAGCCGGCATCTTCTCGGTACCGAACTCGAGTAGCCGCCAGTGCGGGGTCGGCGAGTTGGCGCTGAGGTCGCCGCCGTCTCTGAGCACGGCGCCGTGCAGCACCCCGACCCGAAAGCCGAGGTCACCTGAGCGCTTGAACAGGCGACCATTCCAACGCAGCGCGATGTTGTCCGCGATCGAGCGGCCCGTCTCCTTGTCATCCAGGCGCTCGGCGCCTTCCTTGGCCTTCTGAGCAATCACTTGGGCAGCCTTGCGCAGGGCAGCACGACCGCCCTTGCGTTTAGCGTCATAGCTCACTGCGTCCAGCTTCCCTAACAGGCTGTCGAGTCCTGTTAGGCTGAACTCGATGGTTTCAGCCATCACGAATCCCCTTCGAGACCAGCAGCGTCAGGTAATCCTGGCCTGACTCGGCATCCTCCAAAGGAGGCCCTTCGATGCTGTACACCTCGCCTCGGTACAGGATGCGCATGGTCGACAGCACGCCAGGGCGGTACCGGATCACCATGCGGGCAGTCGCCTCCGATTGGTTCGCGCGGGCGGCCACCACGTCGCGGGTCGACATCGGCTGCACCTGGGCAGGACAACGCGCCCAGCGCGTCACCCACTCTGTGTCGCCAAACTCACCAGTGGCCGGGTCGCGGGGGGTCTGCTGTTCCTGGATGTCGATGCGGTGCCGGAGCTTGCCGGCCTGCATCACACACCCATCCGGATGCGGTACGGCATCAGCAGGTGCTGGGATGCCAGCGGCAGCTCGGTGGCGATCGTGCCGGTGACGACATCCTCGCGGTTGGCGAACAGGTGGCCCAGCTTGAGCAGGCAAGCCGCCTGGATGGCAGGGTTTAGCACCATGCCGTAGGCGATGGAGTCGGCCCGATCGTAGGCGTCTGCCAGCGCTTGGCGGGCGTGCTCGAGCAGACGGCAGCGCAGAGTGTGATCTTCCTCCGCCTCAGCCGCAGCGGAGGCATCTGCATTGGCTTCCATGGCTTGCTGCATTGCCGCTGGCACGCCAGCTCGGGCAGCATCGAGCGATACTTGGTCGAGGTAAAAGCGGCGATTGAGGAACTGCATGGCCGCCTCCTCCGCCGCATCGAGTTGCGCCTGGACCAAGACCTAGTCTTCAGGTTCGGCGAGAAGGTGGTGCATGGCCATTTCGATATCGATCACTGACATGGCTCACTCCTCCAGTGGAGTGCGGGATATCAGATTGCGGAGCTCGAGCTCTTCGGCGTGAAGTCGCGGTACCAGGTAGCTCGGCCCGCCGCGGCGGCGCAACTCACCCTCGTCCATGAACGAGCGCAGCGGGTAGACCTCGATCTGGCTCGGGTTCACCTCCGCAGCAGGACTCGAGGCGCTCTCATCGACGTTGAAGCCCGATGCGGTGCCGGCATCGCCCGGTTTGCTCGGCGAGGCGCCGGTATTGTCAGCATCGACGGTTGAGGGCAGGTCTGCCGGCAGCCCTGGAGCCGAGTTTCCCACCTCCTGCGTGATGTTGGCATTTGGCTCAACGCCGGGCTCGGCGATTGCCGCACTGCCCGCGCCGTTCTCGACGATGGTGACGTCACTGCCGCCAGACTGCGAGTCGGTGGATTGGTCAGCTGGGGCTGGAGCTGCCCGATCAGGTGCCGCGCTGGATTTGTCCTGTTTATTAGTTCTAGCCATGGGATAGCTCCTGTATGGCGCCATTGCTGGCGCCTTCGACATGGAAAGTTTACGAACCGCTGCCGGTCAGCGGGCCGGTGACGAACGCTTCCTCGCGGTAGATCGCGAAGGCCAGGCGCTCTTCAGCACGGATGGTCGCCATGTTGTTTTCGAAGTCCTTGTCGTTCTCAGTCGAGATCAGCACTTCGATTTCCATGCGGTCGTAGATCTGCGCGCCCAGCTTGAAAGCGCCGACCAAGAAGTCGTCCTGAGTCATAGCCTGGGTGGAGACGACAGGGCGGTTCCACAGGCGGGGCGTGGTGCCGTCCTGCGGTTGGCCGATGATGTAGCGGCCCTCACCGTCCTTGGTCAGCTCGATCGCCGCCCAGTCGATGGGGTTGAGCACGATGCCGTCCGATGGAAACTCGGCAAGCTCGGCCTGCAGCAGCGCCAAGCGCAGGCGGTCGATTCGTTGCTCGCCGACCACGGTCACACCGGTGGGCGCGGCGTACAACTGAGCGACGGTCATGAGCCCTTGCAGGTTGGCGCCGGTACCGCTGCCGTACAGCAGCTGGGCTTCCTCGGCCATCATCAGACCGTAGCGGGCGCGGCCGTCGATGTAGCTCTGCAGTGCCTTGGCGTCGTCGAGCATCTGGCGGCTGGCCTTGAACAGATGCGCGATGGTGCGCACATTGGCAGTGGCCAGTGCGAATGTCAGATCGGAATACGGCTTGGCCGTGTTTTCCGCAACCGTGCGCGCATTGTTGGTGAAGCCGGTTTCGCGGATGTACTCGATCGAGTTCGACTCGGTGGTACCGGGCGCCACCAGATCGCGGATGGTCAGACGGCGCGGAGGCGGCGCAGCAATGGTGTCCAGGCGCTGAGGCGCGACCAGGCTGCCACCGGTGGCAGTGGTGATCGCGGCGCGAGGAACCGATACCCGGCGGGAGCCGCGGAAGGACGAGTTCATGTCCTTCATCTCTTCGCTCTCGATTACCAGGGCGCCCACCGACTTCTGCGGCTCTTCCTGATGCTGCTGGCCACGGCTGGCGTTAACGAGTTTCTGCTCGGCTTCGCCCAGGCGCGCGTTCAGCTCACCCTGCTTGGTGAGCAACTCGTCCACCTTGGCGCGGGTTTCTTCGCTCATCGCGCCGGAGGCCTTGATTTGCTTTTCGGTTGCCTCGGCCTGGCTTTTGATTTGGTCGCCGATCCCTTTGAGGGCGGCGTTGATTTCCTTGACTTGGGATTCATAGTCCACGGTCATTTACCTTTCAGAGAGTTCAAGAGATTGGTTGCCGCGCTCAGTGAGGCGGAGAGGTCTGGCGCGACAGCGTTCGGCTTGTCGGTCGGGGCAGCGTTGCGCGTACCCCCGCCAGCAGCGCGAGGCATGCTGGACTTGAAACTGGCGAATAATTCGCGGCGCTCGGACCGAGGCATGCCCGCCTTGGCAAGGGCCGTATCCATGGCTTTCAGCGCATTGGTTTGAGCGGACTCTTCGGTCTCGCGCTCGGTGACCTCGCCCGCAGCCAGGATGCTGGTGGCCAGGCCAAGCTCCACGGCGCGCTTACCACGGATGAACGTCTCGTCATCCATCAGCTCCGCCATGCTTTCGGGCGTCTGGCCGCTGGTCTCGGCATAGAGGTCGGCCATGGCAGCGTCAAACTCTTCCATGTCGTCGGCCACGTCGTGCAGGTAGTGGCGGTTGCCGGCGAGGAACGTCCAGCAGTTGTGGATCATCAGGAAGGCGCTGCTAGCGACTTGGCGCTCGGCGCCGGCCAGGTAGATGATCGACGCAGCGCTGGCCGCCATACCGAGCACCTTGGTGGTGACCTTGTGGCTGTGCTCGAGCAGGCGGTTGTAAATGGCGATGCCTTCGAACATGTCGCCGCCGGGCGAATTGATGTAAACAGTCACATCACGTTCGCCGATGGCCCGCAGCGCCGCGTCGATGCGCTTGAGGGTGACGCCCTCCCCGTACCAGTCCTCGCCGATCACGCCATAAATGGTGATGGTCTCGGCGGTGCTCTCGACGGCGGCCTGGATGGCCGGATTCCATTTATCGAGCGCGCGCGGGCTCACCTCGCTGCGCAGGCCGCGAGATTGAATCTTGTGCTTCATGAGTTACTCCTGAGAGGCGTTGCTCGACTCGCCGAGCCAGTTCTTCAAAGCGTTGCGGGCGGCTTCCTGGGTGTCCTGCTTGCCGAGCTGGTCCAGCGGCACCAGGTTGGACTGCACCGTCAGCACGTCGCCGCCTGGCATGCTTGGCAGGTTTTCTTTGCGGCGCCCTTCGTTGCGGGTCATGTAACCGTTTTGGCCCATAGTGCTGAGGTAGGCGGCGCGGCCGGCGCTGTCGGCGCGCAGGAACGCTTCCAGGGAGTACTCGGCGTAATAGTTGATGCGGTCGGTTGCTGTCAGGCAGAACTTGTTGATGCACTGCTCGATCGGCGCGGTGTAGGACATGATGCAGTAGGTCAGAAACGCGATCTGTTGCTGCTCCAGGCCCGTGCCCCAGTTGCTACCCTTGTCAGTTTTCATCACCATCCAGGGCGGCACGCCAAACCAGCGGCAGATCTCCTCGACGCTGTGTCCGCGGGACTCCAGCAACTGGGCATCGGCAGGCTTGATGCCTAACTGCTCGGGTTTCACACCCTGTTCGAATACAGGACTCTTGCCGGCGTTTAGCGCACCGCTGATGGTCTTCACGTACTCGCGAAAATCTTCCCGCTGGGCGGGTGTCAGGGTGCGATCGACCGAAAAACCCACGGTCGGCATCATGCCGTTCTTGAACGTGCTGTTGGCCGCGTCATCCGCCGACATCGCGGCCCCGAACACATCGGCCCCGTAGCGAATCGCGGACATGCCCATCCGGCCGTCCAGGGTGAAGGCCGGAATGTGCAGCATGTCTGCCCGTTCGATCTGGCGCCGGGGCCCCTTGCGAGGCCTGAAGTAATAGATCAGGCGGCCGCCGTCGTCGGTTTCCACGTCTACCCGCGAGGGCAGCAGGAAATCGAGGGCGATCACCCTGCCCCCGGCCCGGTGGATCTCGCAAAACGCATTGCCCCATAACAGCATCGAGGCCACTACCGACTGCCAGAACTGGAAAGCGGCCATGTCTTCGTTCGGGCTAGTGTGCAGCACGTCGTACAAGCGGAAATCCCTGGCATTTTCGCGCCCGCCATCAGGCAGGCGACGATAGATGTTCAGCGGCAGGCCGGCAACCGAGGTGGAGATGATCCGCACGCAAGCCCATACCGCCGAAAGCCGCATCGCCTTGTCGACGGTGACCGACTTGCCGCTGCTGGACTGAGCGCCAGTGAAGCTGCTCCAGAAGCCACCGTCGCTCAACCGGATTTTATTGCCCACCCAGTCGCTGATACTCGCCCTGGGCCGGCTGGCTGCAGCGCCCAGCGCCCGCGTGAGTGAGTTAGCCACTGATCAGCCCCCGACGAACGAAGGCCGCAATGCAGAACAGGCTGCATGCGGCAGTGATGAGAGACCAGCCGGTACCGGCCAGGATGAATATACCCGCCACCATCAGGGCGAAGCCCAGCAGCGCGGTGACCAGATAGAGGATCGTCGCGGCGTTCATCAGTAGATTGGGTTCCGAATGGCGTCCATGAAGTTGTCGACGCTGTTACCCAACTGGGTCTGCGCCATGACTCGGCCTATGGCCATGATCAGCGCTACAGCGCCGTCGATCTTGTTGTCTTCGCCCTGCTTGATCGGGCGCACCACGTCATCGTTACCCGGCAAATGCTTGCCGATCACGTTGCCGATGCACCAGGTCATGATCGGGTTGCCGTCGTGGTGAAAGCGCCCCGCCTCGATCGCCGCTTCCAGTTCTTTCATGCCGTCGGACATGTTGGTGTAGTTCTGGGTGATGGTGATCGGGTTGAAGCCCTCGTCGTCCAGGTCGTGGCTGAGGCCGGTGGCACCGTGCGGGTCGATCGGGCTTTCCCGAATCGGCGCCAGCTTGTTGGCCTCCTTGGTATCCTCAAGGATTTCCCGGTAGTCCACCTCGGCACCAGGTGTGGTGACCAGGTGTCCAGTGTTCACCCAAGCCTGGAATCGCTCGGTCATGCGCTTGTTATCGACGTCGTTGGCGGTATCCTCGGGAACCCAGAAAGCCGGCGCCACGCAGTAATAGTGGATCTTCCCGTCGATTTCCCGCCAAAAAAGCCTGGCCCTGGAGTTCATGTCCAGCTTGCGCGCCAAGTCGAATCCGGCAATCCACTCCTGGCCTTCGAACTGCTCGACGGTGAGGGTCTTGTCCTCGCACGTCCTCCAGCTCTCCATGTTGAAGAAGCCAGATTTCGCGGTCACCCAAAGGTTCAGGTGCTTGGTCTTGAACGTGTTGGTGAAGCGCGCCGAGCGTATTGCCCGGGCCAGCTGGCTCTCCAGGTACTCCTGAAACACCGACACACCCATGCAGGGGTTGGCCTTGGCCAGGTTCTTCGGGTCGGTCCAGTCGTCGCCCTCGTCCAGGGTCCAGATGTAGCCGAACAGTTCGTCGTCAGGAACGGTGCCGTTCAGCATTTCGATGACTTGGCGCCGCTTGTCGTAGCACGGCCCCTCAATATCCGCACCGGCAGTGGTGATGATGAACATCAGCGGCTGCCTGCGAGCCCCCATGCCAGTGAGCATTGTGTCGTACTGGGCTGCAGTGGCGTGCTCGTGGTACTCGTCCACGATCGCGCACGAAGGCGAAGCACCATCGCCAGGGTTGCCAATCAACGGCTCGAAGCGGCTGCCGTTGGATGGGATGTTCATGTTCGAGGCGTTGACCTCGATACCTGCCGCCTCCATCAGCATTGGCGAGCGACTGACCATCAGCCTGGCCGGCCGGAATACCTCCCAAGCCTGCGCTTCCGTCGTCGCGCCGGAATAGACCTCGGCACCAAACTCATTGTCGGCAACGAACATGCTGATGCCGACGCCGGCGGCGATCACCGACTTGCCGTTCTTGCGTGGCACTTCCCAGTAGCTTTCGCGAAAGCGCCGGTACCCGCCCTTCTTCCGGACCCAGCCGAAGGTGCAGGCAATACCGAACAGCTGCCACGGCTCAAGAGTGATCAGCTGACGCTTGAACGCCCATTCACCCTTGGTGTGCGGCAGAAGCTGCATAAGGCGCAGCTTCTTCTCGGCTTTCGCCGGATCGAACTTGTACGGGTAGTCCTTCGAGCGACTGGCCGCCACATCATCGAAGTGCCGCTCAATCGCCTGGTGGATGAAGAGGCAGGCGGGAAACTTTCCTTTGAGGACGGACCTTGCCCACGCCATCGCCTTGTCGACGTTGGTGTATTTGGCTCTGGCCATCAGCTACTCAGTAGGGCTGCAAACTCGTTGGTGGATTTCTGCTTATTGCCGCCGATGATCCGCGTGCGGCTGGCCGGATCGAGGCCGAGCATCGAACCAAAAGTGACCATCTGGCGCATAGCCTCGTTGGCCGCCGTGAGAGCTGGGTTTTTCACTGGCCCACCGGTAGCGCCGGTGACAACGATGCCGTGATCACGCACGGATTCCTGAGCTTTACGCCAGTTGCCATACGCCGTGCAGAAGGCTTCGACGTTGTGCAGGTCGGTGAGCGCCAGCACCTTCGCGGTGAGCAGTTCGGGCACGATCATTTGCCATACCCTGGTGGCGTGCTCACCCAGCCACTCGGGCGGGTCGACGTTGGTCACCAGAGAGAAGTCAGGTTCGTCGGTATTGAGCTTGCGCTTGCCGGGATTCCCCGCCAGCACCTTCTTGGCCGTGGGTTTTGGGCGACGGCCAGAGCGCCCGGCAACCCCTGGCATCGGCGCCTCCACTAAACTTTATATTTCGCGGGTGTAAAAAAACGATTGAGGGCGCGGTGTCCGAGTGAAAGGGCCTAAACTTTGCCTATACCCCCACCCTAAGATGAGACTCCTTATCATTAGAGCCTCGCCTTGTTCGTTTTTCGATCAAATCGGGATGCAACTCCAGGCCTTGCCCCTGACCAGCAGCGGAATGTACTCCCGGCAGACGCCGAACTCCTCGGCTAAAGCCTTGGGCGACTCACCACACGCACGGCGCCGCCTGATCTCTACGACCTGTGCCTCCGTCAGCCGTCGGTGTCTAGCTCGCATGCCTGGCCCTAACGTTCCATGACGAATAGCATCCCGAGCATTGTCCCGTCGTGTTCCCCAGATCAGATTTCCAGGACGGTTATCAGTGCTGATGCCATTGAGGTGTCTGGCCTGCTGGTCGTTACCTTGTGGCAAGCCGGCATAAGCCATGAGAACGAGCCGATGCACTTCGAAGCGGTGACGCTCCCTCCTGCCATTGACTCGTACGGCCAATGTGACGCGGTGGTATCCACGGTGGACCTGGCTCTTGAGAACCCGGACAGATCCAGATCGAACAGACGCAACCTCCCCGTCCTCAGTCGCGTAGTAGCCGCTGAGGTTGGGTATAGGTCGCATGGTCTATCTATCGATGTTGTCGGGATTCTTGCTGTGTCTTGATCTTGTGGCAGTAGTGGTTGATCGCTCTCAAGTTGCTGTCATCGTCGGTACCGCCATGCGCCAGGGCAACGATGTGGTCCACCTCGTCAGCCTCGCGGACCCGTCCGAGCCGGGTGCATTCCTCGCACCGACACAGGTACTGGTCACGCTTGAGGATGCGGTCACGTCGCCGACGCCACGGACGCCCACCTCGTCCAGAGCCCTTGCGGGTGGCCCAGGCCTTGGCCTGCTCGGCTGCGAGGTCGGCATGCGCATCACAGTAGCCATTGGCGTTCCGGTGCAGCGCCCGGCATCCCTGGGCTCGACACGGACGCTGCGGTCTCAACGGCACGGCGAGCCGTCCAAGTAGGTCTGCGGCTCGGCGTCCGGGTCTACATCTCCGCCGTCAGCCAGTGCCTCAATCAGTGCCAGGTTCTGGGTTGCTATCTGCTCGAGCAGTGCGGTCTGCTTCTGCTGCTCGGCCAGCAGTTCAGCCATGTTCGGTTGGAGGCACGCGGTAATCCCGCCGTCCAGGACTAGGGCCTGGAAGCCGAGGCTATTAGCTCGCGCTTCGATCACGGCCTGAGCGTTCTGGCGCTGCTCGGCTGACAGGATCGTCGGGATGGTGACCACCAGTAGATCGCCCTGCTTCGGGTTCAGCTTCTCGATCTGGTGTGAAAAGGTTTCTTGCTCGCTCATATGCCACCTTGGCCCATTTGTTTAACCACTCGCGCCGGGCGGCGCATCCACTGCAGGACATTCGTCATCTCCGGTACCAGGTCAGTTGGTAGCACCGGGCATCAGCCGGCACCTCAGCGATAGGCCAGCGCAGGCAGTCCATGTGCTTGCGCTCTGGCCGGGTGCGACTGACCCGCAGCGTCTGCACCAGGTAGGCAGAACCGGCAGCAGTGGTGATGCAGTCGCCGACCGCGATGCCATCGGCGCCGTCCAAATAAAGCTTGCAGGGTGTGTAAGGCGCCTTGGCCATTAGCTGAAAGGGTCAGCCGGCTTGGCGATCGAGCGCACAAACCACATGAAGCCCTGCTGCAGGTTGGTCTTGGCAAGGGCCAATGTCCGCTGGTCCACTCCTTCGATCTGGCCGATCTGCTTGAACAGCTCGCCAGCGTCGGCTTCCAAGGCCTTGATCGAGTTCATGCCGTCGATCTCGCCCTGGGCTAGGTCGCGGTAGCCGGTGATCTTCTTATGCTGGTTGTCCACAATGGTTGCCTCGATGATGGTTGTAGTGATCGTGATGAATGAGGGATCAGCGGCTTCTATTCGCCATTCCAGCCCAGCAGTTTTAGCCGGTCATCGATCGCAGCCAGTTCAGCCCTGAAGTGATCCGCCAGTGGCTCAGCCACCGAGTGCAGGACAGCCTCGTCTTGGTAGTCGCCAGTGATGGCCAGTGACACACCCTTGCCGCTCAGCACGGTGTCAAGTCGGCGCTGCACTCGGTCGCGCTCATGGAAAAGGCTGTACGCGGTCGCGATCTGCTGCCGGTTCATCTATCGAATCCTTGGAGGGGACAAGCTCGTAGCGGGTCAGCTGCTCAGCGATTTCGCGGGCCTCGCTGACGCAAATATGTCGAGTCACCTCAATCACTGCTGGCTGGCCTGTCTCGATTCGAACGGTCATAGCGGTCACTTGGGAAGCATCAAGCCCCAATTTCTGGCAGATCAAAGTTCCCAGTTCGTTGCTTGTCGCAAGCTGGATACCCATGCTCTCTTCCTCGCGCCACAAAACGGCGCATCTCAATTCTGTGGCGCGTCTCGCCACTCGATGCATGGATACTGCTTGTGGAAGGTCGATGCCGATCCGCATTCGCTGCATCGATGTGGGTAATGGGCTGGATACGACGCGAGCACTACGCCTGTCGATCTCATCACCCCCTGACCGCAAGCGTCACAGGCGTAATCTAGCTGGTGAGCCACCATGGGCTTGGAAGTCTCTGCCATTTGTTGCTCCCTCCTTTAGCTATGGGGATACCCGATTGAGAGCCTCATCAGCCTTGTCGGCAGCCTGTGTGGCGGTGGTGGCTGCCTTCGAGGCCTTAGCGGCCGCGTTACCGGTCTGCCTGGCCAGCTCATCCAGGCGCTGGTCTCGCTGCAGACTGGCTTCGTCATAGGCGGCGCGGATCTCGGCGACCTGCTCCAGGTAGCTGCGGGCAAGGGCCCATTGAGCGAGCTGATAGCCGCCGAACCCGCCACCCACCACGAGCAACAGGGCGATTACCCAAACCTCGATGCGACGCCACCAGCGGCGGGCAATGAATTCAAGTGCGCATCTGTCCATCACGTCATACCTCCGAGCTTGGTGCGCAAGCGGGCGATCTCTTCACTTTGCAGCGAGACGCGCTCAGTGAGCTGGCCGACCTGGCTGGTCAGAGCCTCGATCTTCCCTTCCATGCGCCCAACGGTGGCAGCAAGGTCGTTGCGCTCCTTGGCGAACTGGTCAGCCCGGGCTTCGGCGAGCTTGCGGGCCTCGCGTTCAGAGTCGAGCAGTTCGTTCAGGCGGCGCACCGTGCCGATATCGGCGTTATCCATCGCGCGATCTGCCGCGTCTTTCGATAGGAACTTGCGCAGCCAGAGGAAGACGCCCAGCAGGACGGTGCCCGTACCGCCCAGCCAGGTGGCCGTGCCTGGGCCGAGATCGGTCGGGTCCATCAGTTACTCCAAGAAAAAAGAAACCCGCCGAAGCGGGTGGGCGGTATCAGCCGCGGCGCAACATTCCGCCTGGCTTGAGTTCGTCGCGAATGACCTGACGCACCTGCTCGTGCAGGCTCGAACCCAGAGCGGACTCCATCACAAGGCCCGAGATGTATTCCATCACCCGGCCCGCCTCAAGTGCCTTGCCGTAATCGCTTTCAGTTACGCCTACACCACACCCTGCCGCGTAGTAGTGTCCGTTTTCGGCCTGCTCCACCCGCACCTTGAACTGAGACGAATCGATAGCGAAACGTCCTTCGTCGATCGCGGCCTGACTCAGAAAGACTTGGCCATCAATCACAACGAACGGCTCGCCGTTCTCGTTTGCGCGCTTCACAACCTCAAGCTGGCCAGCCCCGGCCTGACGCAGAACATTCTGGGCCGCGCGGATCTGTCGGGCCGCTTCGCCATGGAAGACGAACTTGCCGATGCGAAGAAGCTCTACGGCTTCCCCTGACTTGATGTGCACCTCAGCAGATCCTTCGCTGTACTTGCGGCCTGTCAAAGTGCAGGTGGCGCTGGCATCAGCCACGCCCGCCAAGCCGCACCGAACTGAGTCAATCCGCTGAGCCAGAGCCATGTCGGCATCCGCTCGGTCAGAAGCTTCACCAGTAATCCGTGAGGTCAAGGCCGTAGAAGCGGACGCCTCCGCAGGGGTGTAAGACTTGAGGTAATCGCTGAGCTCCTGCGCCGCCTGGTCGTTGGTCTGCCCAGGGCCGGCGGTGGTGATCATCTTCACCTCGGCATGAATGCGGCGATTGCCTTCGTTCAGCACCAGGCGGACATGGTCGTAGATCTTCCAGCCGGATACCCCCGGCACATAGTCGGCGCTCTGCATTTGCACTCTCCAGAAACGACAAAGCCCCGGCATATGCCGAGGCTTCAAGGTGGCTGCTGGTGATGGCGAGTTTGCTCTCGCGCACCTACCGCAAAGTAACACGGAATATAGGGATGAGGACCGGGGATGTCAAGCGGCTTCACGACGAACATCAAGCGCACCATCAACCCAGGCAACGCCGGCCTTCCAAAGCTGCCGTGTTTTCTCCTCTCCGAACTTCAGCTTCTTGCCCACTTCACGCAGCGAGGTGTCCCGTGACGTGTAGTACTTCATGATCACCGCCCCGCACTCTGCATAGCGCTGCAACAGACGGCCGACCAGGCGATCTATGAACAGGGCCTCGTCGTCGGTGATGACCGGGTCGAGGATGGTGTTCTCACGTGACGCGCAGCAGGACACGCCGGAGCCCAGCACAACCCAGCGACCCCAATGCTCGAGCAATTCTTCTGCACTTCTCTCCAAGTGGCTCATATCTTCCCCTCAATCCCCGGTAAAGTTGGTGCCGCCGGCGCCGCGGCGGTTGTTCGTTTGGTATTGCGCTTCCGGCCCGCTGCATGTGACTGGGCGACGATGCTGGGCCTGCTGCTCCAACTCACGCACTCGCTGGCCGAGCTGCATAGCCAGTTCCTCAAGCGGTAGCGGCTCGCCCGTGACTGCCGACACCCAGCCTGAGACGTTGCAGGCCATGCACGGCCGGGGTCCGAAAAGCCCACTTGTTGTGGCTCGGCCGCAGCACTCTGGGCAGGCAGCCAGGGGTATCCGCCGTCCTGAAAACTCAGGTCGCCGCCCCTTTTTCATCGTTTTGAATCCTCGCTTATGGTGGATACCGGAAGTGCCCCGAAGCCCGCGCGCTCTGCGGCCCGCGAGAGAATCCATGAATCCATCGATCTATCGCCGGTCAAGCCGTGAACCGACTCGAAACCCTTCCGATCAAGGTGTGCATGCCACTTCTCCAGCGCCTCACGCTTGCGGGCCATGATGTCGGACTGGATGTACACCTTCACGTTATGGCCCATGGCGTGATTGATCAGCAGCTCACCCACCAGGTGGTCAACGCCCAGATCAGCCCAGCCTGTGCGGGCCAGCTTGCGCAGGTCGTGGCTTGTCCACTCACCCTGCCCCATGACCGCGAAGACTGCCGACGCCTTGGCTTCGCTCATGGGTTTGCCCTGACGCCCTGGGAAAACGAACTCGCCGTCATAGCCCTGATTGCGCTGGATCTCGCGGTAGGCCATCAGCAGGAACCGAACTTGGTCGGTCAGGGGCAAACGGTGGTGCACGCCGGTCTTGGTGTCCTCGGCCGGGATGTACCACTCACGCTCGGCCAGGCTGATGTGGCTCCAGCGGGCCATGCGGGTTTCCCCCAGCCGGGTGCCGTGGCACAACATCATCAAAGCCAGCACTCCATGCTGTGGCTGGTTGGCCAGGGTGCTCTTCATGCGGCTCATCAGATCCTCAAGGTGCACGCCACGCAGACGCGACGGCTTGACCGTGACCTTGGCCTTCGAGAAGTCCCCGAAGCGAATGCCAGCCATGGGGTTGGAGCTGATGTGCTCCAGCTTGAAGGCTTGCCGGAAGGCAAGGGCTAGCAGTTGGAAGACCAACCGCACGTAGTCGATGGACAGGGTCTCTTGCAGCGGCCACATCAGTTCCCGGTCGAGCAGCGCCTTGTCGATCTGGGCCAGTGGCACCTGCCCGAGGCGCGGCACCAGGTGCTGCTTGATGGCCGATGCACCGGTGCTCTTGCGTTTGCCAGACAGGTTGCGGTCCCGGGCCATGCGCTCAGCGAACCAGGTCAGCAATTCACCGGTCAGTACCCAGCTCGATAGGCTAGACCCCTCGCCCGCTTCCAGGCGCAGGCGGATATCCGGCAGCGCAGCGGCCACCTTGGCGGCGCTCAGCTCTGGGTATGAGCCGATCCGGTGCCATTTGCCCTTGATGACCAGGTACCAGGACCCCCGATCGCGGGACCGATGAAAGCGGAAATACAGGCCTTTGCTGGCCAGGCTGCGCAAGTCTCGCGCCGACCCGGCGGCCTGCCGGCGGATCTCGGAATCGCTGATCTTCACAGCAGCGGTGTTCGTCATTGGACTACCTCGGTTTTGGGTAGGGCCATGTAGGCTCGCAAGCACTCCATGGCGTCGAAATGGCCGTAGCAAACGACCGCCAGGTAACCCTCGCGAGTCAGCCGCTCGATGCAGGCGTACTGCTCAGGCGAGACAGGCGCCGGCTCAACGGTGGCCTTGAACTCGATGAACAGACCGAAATACCCCCCGCGGGCCAGCGTCAGCTGCAGATCAGGAATGCCAGGCTTGGTGCCTTGGGCCTTGAGCCGCTTGGCTTCGGCCCAGCTGCGATACCCACCATTCGGGGTGTGATGAAGGTTCGCGTACACCTCTGGATAGCGCAGCTTGATCTCGGTCATCAGGGCGGACTGCTCGGCACCTTCGCGGTCTACGCGCTTGGCAGTGGACTTCTTGGGGCTGAACCCAGACATGGTTGCCGGTTTCATGCGATGAGCACCCCCTCGTTAAGCAGCAGCGCCTGGGTGCGCATGACGCCCTCGGCGTGATACTGCCGGGCTGTCTCGCGATCTACGGCCTTGCTGCGCCCGTCGCAAGCGTCATGGCAGGAGCTGCAGCACCAGGCGCCCTGCAGGTCGTGTGGTTTCTTGCCCACGCCGCAGGTGCCGGCCAAGCGGTAGTGAGCAAGGACGGTTGTCTCGGGGTCTCCGTTGCACACACCCGGTATACGCACCTGGCACTCCCGGCCGCGCGCAGCCTTGGTCAGCTTCGTTTGCCGCATGGTCATAACTCCTCCTTGCCGCGGTGAGACTCCCACTGAAACGGCACCACCACACCGCCGCCCTCGCGCAGGCGGTCATAACACCGCTCGCCCATGGCGTGCCGCAGTTGGCTGGCTTCCAGGTTGGAAATCACCACCGTGGGGCGCATTTGCTCGTAGCGCCCGTTGATGATCGAAAACAGGGTTGTCAGCTCGAACTCGCTCGGCTGCTCCTTGCTGACACCGACTTCATCCAGCACCAGCAGCGATGGCTCGATCAGGCTGGACAGGATGTCGGCCTCGGACTGCTCGCTGTGGCGGTCGTAAGTCGCCCGGATGGCCTGCAGGACAGCGCCTACCGTGCGGTACACGGCGGTGGCCGATGTGTTACGCATCAAATCGTTGGCCATGCCTGCGCCCAGATGGGTCTTGCCGGTACCGACCTGGCCCAGCAACATCAGGCACCGGCCAGTGCGCTGGATCTCATCGAATGCCGCTACGTACCGGGTGCAGTAGGCCAAGGCCTTGCGCTGGCCCTCGTGCTCGACCCGGTAGTTGGCCAAGGTGCGGTCAGCGAATCGCTTCGGGATGAGCGCCGACCCAAGCTTGCGGGTCATGGCCTCACGCTTCAGGCGTGCTTCCTCGGCCAGCTGCTTGGCCTCGCGCTCAGCGATGGCGATCTTCTCGCAGCCTGGGCAGCGGCCGACGATCTCGCGCCCCATTAACAGGGTCACTCGCTGTTCAAAGCGGCCGTGCTGCTCGCACTCGGCCGGTTGAACACGAAAGCCAGCGGCGTTCTTCACCTCAGACATGGTGATCACCGATTCAGATCGCATAGGTACCGTCCTCCCGCGGGGCCAGGCCAGCGGTGTAGTCACGCTCGTTGAAGCCGTGATGACGGCTATTGGGTTTGGCAGGCATCTGGCCACCAACGCGCTTGGTGATCCATTCCACCTCGAAGCCGCGCCAGCCGCTCTCGACCGCAATCTCCAGGGCCTGGGCTGGCTGGACGCCCAAGGCCTTGCACCGCTCGAGCTTGGCGTTCAGGCCGGACCAGATTCGGGCAGTGACCGGGGCTTTGGCGGCCTTGCGGACAGCCAGGTAGTCAGCTATCAGCGATTCATCCAGGCCGTGGGGGTTGTCGGCCAGCATGGCGGCCTTCCCGAATGGGGTCTTGCGGTCAGCTTTCGCCGGCGGCTCGTCCGCTTCGCTGGGGGGGCATGTATCTTCTTCCGAAGGAAGAAATACATAGGGGGTTTGTTTCTTAGAATAAAGAAGGGACTCGGCGGTTTTGGTCTGTTTCGACTCCGAGCCGATTCGGACCACTTGAGCC